GCACTAGCACATTTATGTCTAGCTCTGAAACTTTTTCGTCTAGCAGGGTTAGACTTTTTAATAGTCATATTTGCATCCCCATATCTAATTATCTTTTCTTTGCCACCTTTACAAGCCTTAACGACAAACTTTTTGCCACCTGAGATTTGCCTCTTAGGTTTATTACACTTCATTTTTGACTTATCTATCGCCATCTAATTTTACCCCATTAAAGTATTTATATTCATATTCGACAACTCTACAATCATGTTTTTTACGCATAGACTTTTGTTTGTCTTTAAATTCTATAGCTTTTTTCTCAGTTTCAAAAATTGTATTGGTAAACATTGTATGTAAATCGCTATTATTTTTCCATACAACGCAATACATTATGTCATAGTCTTTGGTTTTTTTGGAGGAACTACAGCTTCTTCAGTACACAAAAACTTAATAAATATTTTGTTTTTATTGACATCCTCATAACCAATTTCTTCAAGTTTTGCTATTGATTCATAGTTACCAGCTACCATACAAGAATAACCATCTACAAATAAATCTGGGTATCTGTAAGGTGGTAGGCAAGTGTTTGCTACAGCAGAACACATTATTAAATTTAATACAAAATTCATTCTTTATCTTTTACTTTTTTTAATTGATCCTCAAGTTCAGTTATTTTTTTATTTGCATCTAGTAAGTCTTGCTGAGAGTGTTCTAGTTTTTGCAAACATCTTTTGTTAGCAGAATCTTTAGACTTACCTGCGTCTTGCAATTCTGCAACCTCTTGTTTAAGGATTCTTACCTGATCCTTATATTCATTAATCAAATCAATGTCAGACATTAATTATTTTTTATTGTTTTTAAAAATCTGTGTACCCTTAATTCCATAAATACTTGCGACCACCAAAATCCACAAGTTTGTGAACCATGATGGGAGCTGTTGGAACTGTTCAAAAAACTCTTTTATTTTTTCAGACGCAGCAGGATCTTCGCTGAAAACCCCATAAGCAATCACTAATATGGGAAGTGTTAAAACGACCAATACGAATTCGTCTTTCCAGTCTGATTGTCTTGCCTCTAAAAGTTTACCACTGTACTCAAGCTCTCCTTTTGCCATCTTTTCTGCATGAGCTGCCTGAGCATCTGCCATACGCATTTTTGTTTCTTGTTTCTTTTTATAAATATGCGTACCTGCATTCAAAGCTAATTTTACTGCACTAAACCACATTATGCACCTCTCATTTTTTCTGCTAGTTTTTTTGCTCTGTTGGGAGTTTGTTCCGCCCAAAGAGAATCCATCATTTGAAAACTAGCTTCACCATAATCTTCTCTATCCAAAGCCTTCCACATATTTTTAAACTTAGATACACCACCTTCTCCGATTTGGTAAACCATATTAATAATTACTTGCTTTGCAGTGTTGTTAATTGATCTTTCTCCTATCAATCTTTCGGCTGCATCTAGTGTTCTTTGGAAATCTCTTTCAAATACAAGTTCACCTTCTTCTTTAGAATACTCAACACCATGCTCATATTGATCTTCAGGTGTTATCTTATGTCCATAGAATATAGTATCAAAGCCTTCACTACATTTGTAAATCTTAGGCACATAGCCTTCACAAATCTTTATTTCTTCTTTTACTTCTTCGTACATATTTTTTCTCCAAGTTCATTGTTAATCTTATTCGCCATCGCCAAACAAAAGCATATAATTTTCTGCACAAATATTCTAGTTTTATCAGTATATATTCCATAGCCATACCTCATAAAATCCTTAATGTTTGCACCCCTCACAAGCACAAAGAGCTTGTTTATCAAAATGTAAATGTAGATCATCTTTGCAATGACAATCGCACTTACAATCTTTACATTTCTTTTTTCTTTTCTTTGGTTTAGGAAAGAACACTTTATCTAAGTGTTCAGAGAACTTATCTAATAAACCAAAAAAACTGTATATAATTTTATCTATCATTCTAATATTAATTTTTTGATGCTTTTACTACCATCTATATTTGACTCTAATTCTGCCATTGACTTTATGCACTGATATTGTACTGATTTTTTTGAATCTCTCATTGCAACTCTCTTACCTTTTAAACAATCAGACATAGACTCTTGTATTCTATGTTCTTTGATCTCTCCATTGACAATCATAAGTAGAGCTATAATTAATTCTGTCATAATATTTTACCTTTGTTTTCACCTTGTTTGATGACATATTTTTGTGTACCATGTTTGCCAATTTCTACTTCTTTTTTTAAATCTTTTACTAATTTCATTTGTTTGGCTTTCTTTTGTACATCATCAATGTACTCTAAAATTTTTCTAGTAATTCTTTCCATTTTCTCTAACCTTATCTTTCAATTCTTCAATATCAGCTAATGCTTTATTTAATTGTTCTCTTAAAAATTCTATATTGACTTTGTTAGTCATGTTCATCTCTTGAGTTTCTTCCATTTTTTCTACAGATTTATAAAGGTCTTCCAAGAGAAAATGTTGCTCCTGATCTACAGGTACTTGTTCTGATTTTTTAAGCAAATCATTTTCAAATAATTCTCTTGATGTTTCTAACGATACTAACCTAGCAGTCAGTTCGGTATAAGCAAAAACCCCAGCAGCTACCAATAAAATCAATGAAGCTACTGTCTTCATCGGCATTTGCACAGCAGCCGATTCTGATATGTTAAGTGGTTTATCTTTCATAATCTACCATATATAATTTTATACCTAATCGTTTCTGTTCTTTAGTAGGACTTCTGCAAATCTTGTAAGAACCTTTAGGCTTATCTTTTAAACTTTTACCTTTTTTTGTTTTTCTATAGGTTATAGTTTTTATATCAATGAGTGTTATTTTACCATTTTTGTCAACGATAACAATATCAAATGGACAAGCTGGATCTACAGATTTAGCAACAAAATAACCTTCTTTGGTTAGTTTTGCTATGGTTTCATATTCACCAACAGTGCCTTTTATTGAAGTTTTTTTTTGTCTTTCAGAGATTAGTTTATCAGGTTTATAACCAGATTTGCTAGACTTGTCAGACTCAGTGCTGCTACGAACCATAAAATTTTGTAGATGTTATTGATTCTTAAGTTTAAATGGTGCAAATGGTTATCCCTAATTACATCAATTTTGTGGTGGATTAGTTTTAGCTCACCTTCAAGTTTGATAATTTTCTTTTCGTTTTCTTGAGGTAAGTTATCCATGATATTATCTTTCTATTAGACCTTGAGGAACATTAGGTGCATTGGTGCTTCTTATTTGATTTAAAATTTCTTGACCTGATATTATACCACCTATGTCTATGTAAGGATTTATATTTCTTCCAAACTCTGCTGAAAATTCTTTTCTAACTAATTTTTCTGCTGCTTTTTGACTTATCACATCTCTTGATCTATCAAAAGCACCTCTTGCTACTAATAAACCTTGTATGTTAGCAAATTTAAATCCAAAAATACCAAATAACCCTCTACCAACCTGTTGTATTATTCTTGATAAAGCTGAAGCTGTATTTGAAGCATTTACTAAATCAGTTGGCTTAAAAGTTTTTTCTACTTCAGTAACAAATTCTGACATTAATTTAACTTCATCATCATCAAATAATTCTTTTAACAAATCTTTGTTTTTTTGTTTTAAAGTATTAAAATTGTTTGCAAATTGTTTAGGATTAAATTTACCATTTCTACTTGAATCTCTTATTAATCTTTCAAAAAACCCTGTTCTTAATGCTTGAAAATCAGAACTTTCTTTAGCAGCAACTTTTGCTGTTTTACCTTCAACTCCAAATATTTTTTTTAATCTTTTTACAATAGATAAAGATTCATCTAATCTGCCAACAGTTCCTCTACCAAATATATAATCTAGTGTTTTCATAGGTGTAACATCTGGATCATTAAGTATTTTACCAATAACTTTTCCAGCTTTATCATCAATAGTTAAACCACCTTTTTTAATTTTATTTATTCCAAATAATTTTTCTCTTTCTGCGTAAAGTTTTTTAGATTTTTTTAATTGTTGTAAGCTGTTTTTGTTACCACTAAATAAAATATTATCTACATTATCATCTATAAATTTTTCCCATTCTTTAATAATAGTTATTATATTTTTTTGATCTGTTTTGTTATTGGCTGTTTTATATAAACTATTTAATTTTTTTTGAATTTTATCTAAATCATTTAAAACTATTTTTTCTACTTGTTTTTTTGGTTTTTGTTTATTTGCTTTTTTAACAAAATCATCAATTACATTTATAGCTTTTATTGTTGCTGGTGTTAAATCTTTATCTATTGTAGCAGTAGCATCATCAACTGCTTTTCTTATTGTTCCTTTTAAAACTTCAACATTACTGTTTTGTGCTTGAAAGACACCATCTTTATCAACTAAATTATAGGCAGTTGTTATTTCATCTGATTTTTTTTGAAAAATATTTTTAACACTTTGCATTAATCCTTGTCCTGCATCTTCTATTGACTGATATTCAATCTCACCTTTATTAAATTTATTAACTAAATTTTTAGCAGATGTTTCTATGTCAATGTTTTGTTTTTTTAAAAAATCTCTAGCAGCTATTTGTGCTTCTTTTCCAAAAGTTCCTTTAGCAGCTTCAAATAATGCAGCGATACCTTCTTCATCTCCTATAGCTTGTGATTTTGATAATTGAAATTTAAATTTACCACCACCTGCCATACTACCTGCAACATCTGCTTTAGTTCCAAAAGATAATTGTTGAGAGAAAGATTGTAAGAAATCTTCATCATTAAATTTATCCAAATCAATACCTGCTTCTTTAGCAGCTTTTCTACCATTATCATTTAAAACTACTTTTTGAACATCTTTTCCATTTTCTTTTACAGTTATAGTTTTTGTAAACTTAGGATTACCAAATATTCTTCGGTAAATACCTGATGCTACAGGACTTACAACAGTTTCAAAACCAACTGGTATAATTGTTGATATTACAGCTCTAGGAACATCTATATCTTTACTACCCAAAGGCATAGTAGCAATATCTTGAGCAACAGAAGTACCACCTCCAGCAACACCTGCATATAAACCTCTTTTAAGTAAATTTTTTCCAGCAGCTTTTACTGCCTGACTATAACCTGGAATATATTGTAAAATTTGTGAGGTAGTTTGTGTAAAGTCTTGCAAGGATGCTCCAGGTTTATTTAAATAGAAACTTTTACCATCAGGCATAGTTACTATTAAATTTTCAAATTTATCTTTAAAAATAGTAGAACCTGGTATTTGAGCTTGTATTATTTCAGCTTGTGCTTTTTGATTTGGATTAATTAATGTAGCTGCTAAAACCGCAGCAGTCTGTTTTCCATCTTCTAATTTTAAATCACCTATCTCAGGTAAGTCAGGATATTCTGTTGTTTTTGTTCCTGAGAAAAAATCTTTTACTGCTCCAACTGTTTTTGTTACTTTACCTATAAAACTATTATCGTTTACTATTTCATCTAATTCTTTTATTAAATTTTGATCTGTAACCTCTACATCATCAGATACTTGTGAAGTAATTTTTCCAGATAATTCATCTAATTCTTTGATTAATTTTTTATCAGTTACAACAGTCATGTTGACCTCTTATTTAATTTCATAATATTTACCACCAATTTTTTTGTATTTTTTTCCACTTTTTGCGGTGATAATATTATTTTCAAAATCAGGTTCAATTTTTTTACTTATACCAAGTATTTGATCTTTTAATTCAGGATTTAAAACTGGATTAGATTTATGAAACGCAGTTTTAAATTCTTCCCAACTTTGTCCTTTTGCATTCTTTTTAGAAAGACCTCCATTTTGTTTAACCCAATTTGATGCTTGATTAGATAATTCTATACCAAGATTGTTTGTTCTTTTACCTATTTCAATTAATAATTTATTACCTTCTATTGAATTTAATAAACCTGGAGTAATTTCTTTTAAAAATTGTCTTTCACCATCTGAAATAGCACCTTTAAAATTAGAAAGACCATCTAATACTAATTTTCCACTAATTCCTGATAAAGTTTCTGCTGCTGTTAAATTTTGTATATCAGTTTCTATACCAAATTCTTTAGCAACACCTGCAATACTTGTTCTAAACTCTCCAGCAAAACCTGTTTTAATATCTGGCAAACTTACAAGTTCCATCATCAAATCTAAATTTTGATTATTATTTAAAGCATTTGAAGCTGCCTCAGTTATTGTTTTAAATTCTTCTCCAGCAACTTCTCCTATTTTTTTTTCTTCTGCTGTTTCAAACATTTTAGTAGGAGGTAGTGGTGCATATAAATCTGGATTAGCTGCATATTTTTCTGGTGTAACTAATTCACTTTGACCAGTTTGTTTATTAAGATAAGCAGTAGGTTTACTAGATTTAGGTGTCATTAATTTTTGTAATTGTGCTGTTTGCATAGCAGCAGGAAAAAATGCTGCAAGAGGATCTTTACCTTGAACACCCTGACCATATATTGCAGAACCTAATAATGCAGTTTGTGGAATATTTGCTAATAACCCACCAGGTTGATTTTGTGATGCGTTTAGTATTCCTTGTAATTGGTCATATCTTTTTCTTAATCTATCAATCATTATATTAATCCTCTTGTTCTCATGTAGTCTATATTAAAAGGGTTGGTACTCAAATTTGATGCCATTAGACCGCCATAGGGGTCTGTAGAATAGCCAAATTGTTGATTTGGAGCTACTATACCCAAAATACTATTAACACTATTTTTAGCATTATTATAATCCCTTTGCAAATCAGAACTTAATGGTGAACCTTGAGTCATATTCATATTATTAAAAAAATTTTGTGCTACCGAATCAGGTCTAGTTAAGTCAGGATTTACAATATAAGGTGCATCTGGAGCTATTCTATTCATAACATCTCTGTCAGAATCACCTGTATTAAAGTTGCTCATAGGTACATTAGAATCTCCACCTTGACCATAACCAAGTGCAGAATTACCTAATAATCCTCTTTGACCAGCTTCATTAAAACCCATAAATTTACTACGATCTTGATAGTCGCTTAAACTTTTACCACCTGCCATTAAAAATCTTGCAGTAAGAGGTAAATAATTTGGTAAACTTTGAAAGTTCTCAGCAAAGGTCATTGTTGCAGGATTTTGTACTATTTCTTGAGTTTCAGGATCAACAGTATAATCACCCATAACATCTTCACCTGTTTCAGGATCTTTAGCAATAATACCTGTACTATACATTTGAGCTTTAGTCATGTACTTACCATTTACATTTGCTAAAGCCTGTCCTTCGTCTGTATAACCTCTTTCTATTTCTCTGTCTGAATATGTTGGTACACTTGCACCAACCATAGATGTATCTGCACCTAATCTAGCTTGTGCTAAACCTGGATCTACTTGTCCTGCACCAGTTCCGATTGTTGTTGTTAAAACTCTACCTGTTGATTCTCCTGTAACAGGATCTCTTTCTACATAATCAATTTCGTTTCTTCCTGTAATTTCATCATTTGATCTGCTAAAGGATGTGTTTGAAATTCTTGTATCTGCTGCGGTGCTTATACCTTTTTCAGTTGAGTATGCAGCTTCAGCTCCTGATACTTGCATATCATTTCCGCCACCTCCAGAGTCTGAACCTGATCTTGAACCCATAAGAACTCCTTTATAAAATTATAGAAATGATAAACAAAATGTATAAAGCAATAATATGTTTAGTAGGCTTTGCTCTTACTTTTTGTTCAAGGTCAAAATAAAATTTTTTAATTCTATCCATTATAATAAACCTCCTAGTAATCCTAAACCACCACCAAGTAATGCACCTGCACCACCGCCAAATTGTCCACCTACTAATGCACCTCCTAGTGCAGTTGAAAATGGATTGGCTTGTACTTGTGATGATCCTATTGTTGTAGGTAGTCCAGTTGCAATCGGTGATACGAAACCTGCGTATTGTTGTAATGCTTGTGCTGGAGCTAATTGTCTTTGTCTTTGTATATTTTCTAGTTGAGCTCCTGTTTGAACTAAACTTGGAATTTGTGTAGCAAGTCCTAACTGTCTTCCTCTTTCAGTTCCATATTCTTGAAATGCTAAAGGTAATGCAGCTTGAGCTACTTGTGAAACTATTTGTTGTTGCGACATGGGAGAACCTGGTGTTCTACCTGCTGCACTAAATTGTGATTGAACTCCTGTAGCAACGTCTGCTGCTGTTTTTTGTATTAATGGAGCTAAGAAAGGATTTAAATATTGACCACCTAATGTTGCAGCCATTTGTTGTTGAGCTGCTGTACCAAGAGCTTCTTGTCCTGCAAGTCCTGTCAATGTTTGTTGTGTTGGTGCTACATATCCTGCTGCACCTGCACCTTGACCATATATAGTTCCAGCTTCAGATAATATTTGTGCTAATGCTGGTTCTGCTGGTGCATAAGGTGTTACTTGTTGTGTAGTAGTTCCACCACTTGATCCTCCGCCAAAACTCATTTTAACTCCTCTTGTTCAATTTTCTTTTCTAAAACTACATGGGTTCTTTTGTAGTTAAATAAATTTAAAACTCTTTGCCAACCTGGTCTAGCAATCAATTCCATCATTTGACAACCTTCTTCTTTAGCAAAGTCTTCTATCTTGCTAATCAAGTGTTGCCACTTGTGTCTTTGTCTGCCAGTCATAATATAGATATGACAAACTTTACCAAACTTTCTTTTTATCAACTCAGTAACTACAACACCAAAGTATTTATTTGTTGTAAGTTTTTGTTTGCGATCCCATAATATCCAAAGTTGGAATTTACCTTCTTTGAGAAGATCATAAACAAAGTCTGAATCGGTAAGTTGACTTGAGTAAGCTAGTGCGTTTTTTATATCTTTTTCTACAACACCCCAAACCTTTTCAAGTTCTTGGATTGGTATTCGTACTAATTCCATAAATACATTAAAAAAAGTGTATTGTTAAGCACTTTTTTCGTCAAATATTTCTAAATAACTTATCATGCCTTCAATCTTATTTGCTGTTGCGACTTGTATTTTTACTATATCGCCTGACTCTAAAACTAAAGGTGCAACTACTCCATTGTCTGTAGTATCTGCTGCTAAGTCCTTATGGTAAATTTTGTATGTAGCACTAGCAGAACTATCAGTAACAGATATTTCTGTTTGTATTGCAGAAGCATCATCATTGTTTATTTGTATGCTTTTAACAATCGCAGTCCTATCTGTAGGTACAGTATAAACTGTAGTTAAATTAGTTGTGCTTAATGCAAATCCTGCATTTTTGTAAATATTAGCCATTCTTAGGGTACTTTACCTTGACTGCTTTTATAGCTTCATAGAAATCAAAATACTTAGATTTTAATTGTGGGTCTTGATCTATTGAGTGCCATAGCATATCCAACTGATCTCCTATCTCAGGATAAGCATTTTTTCTTTGTTGTGCATAAT